AATGTTCTCTCTTGCTGTATCGTCCTCTGAGAAGTCATCAAACTCTGTTGAGTTGCCTCCGTTTGTCAAAGCATAACGCTGTGGAGCACCTTGGTAGTCTACAGTCATCATGTGAGTTGAAATTAGCTTGTTGATAGCATCCTGTGGGCCAAATGCGTCTGCATGTTCTGGACGGCCATATGGCTTGTGTGTGCGGAAGTGGAATACTGGAATTTCTCCCCAAGGGTTTGCAACTGTTTCGTATAGATTAAAGTTAACTCCCTGTGCTGAGCCCATGTATTCTAGTTCTCCCATACCTGAATACTTCTCAATTCTATCTGGGAAGTATAGGTTTAGGTAAACAATCTTCTCGTTATAGTCAGCATACTGCCACATTTTAGCTGCAAACAGCTTAATACGTGGATTTTCTTGATCATAGACGATTACTGTAGAAAGTGGGGAATTATAATCAATTGCCATCTTTCCATTCATGTCTGGCCACACAATTGCGTATGCATCACCGTAAATCAATGCATTTCTATGAATTTCGTTCATATCAATGCGAATATCTGGTTGCTTGAGCAATTCTGAGAAATATTCATCTGCTGTAGGTGAATTTGTTTCTACCTGCTCAATTTCAAGACGATTTAGGACTGCATCAACAACTGTTCTTGAAAAGTTGAATCTAAAGTCTCCTGTAGCGTTCTTGTTAAATAATTTAAAGAATCTTTGGTTTAAAAAGATCTCTGGTTGTGTTCCCTCATAATACGTTTCAGAACGATTATAAGATTCTTTTTTAGTAATCATGTAGTCTATTGCTAGTCTAATATAATCCATTTTTTATCTCCTTATGTAATTTAATTGTCTAGCAAGCACTTTTGGAGCCTTGTTCTCTAGGAAATAGAGTACTCCAGATACCATCGCATCCAGAACGTCATCATGTGATACCTTTGGAAAGGAATACATCTGCTCTTCTAGAGTAGGGAAGTGAGACGTGTGTCTTACCTTGCCCTGTTGATAATAATTCAAAGCTTTGCCTGCTCGTACCTGCTTTGAAACGTGTTGGCGGATAGATCTATATTTTACAGGAATATTTTTAAATACATCCTGCCAAAGATCTCCACCCTGGTTAGTTTCAACATATATAACACCAGGATCATATATATCTACGAGTGCTGCCACTCTATCTGACAATTCAGAAGGAGATACTTTCAGCTGAAAAGCATCTCTCACATAGACATTGTCATTGTCTCCTCTGCTCAATACGGCTATGCCAGTATAGTCAGAAACCTTATTTTTTGTTACTGCTGGGTCAATAGAGATAATAGTATTGCCATATTCCTCTAATTCCTCAATAATAATATCTTCATAAATCCAAAAGCTGCCATCTGTATTAACTGGCTTGTTCATATAGTTCTTTGCAAAGTCACGCAGGTGTCTTTGTGACTGCATCCACTCTAGAGACCACTTCTCAGGCCATACAGAGCGTTCTGAGCCATCTTCGGCTGTCATAATGGCTGGATAGTAGTGTACGTCCACATTCTGGTCTGTAATCCATTTTAATTCAGGACCGTTATCCCCTTGGACATGCTTGCGAAGCTGATCCATCATAGAGTTGGGCATAGTGGTGGTGCCCACAATAATCATACGGGCATAGATATTCATAGGGGCTATATCATCAAAGACTGTATTCATTTGGCGTCCAGCCTGATATTCAGAGTAATTCTTCTCGCCCTTCTCAATATCGTCTAGAATAATGAGGTCAGGACGTTGGCCAAAAACTTTCTTACCCAAAGAGTTGGTGTCAATACCGTTAGCATCAAATATAAAATCATTAGACTGGACAATGCGCCAAGAGTTGCTAGCAAGAGATCTACCAGTAGAAGCCACTTGCTTTGCCGCACATAATTCAGGATAGTCTGCTTTGAGATATTCATTAGTTTCCAATTCGTTTTTAAATGTCATCAAGTGAGTTTCAGCTTGAGAAGCAGCATCTGAGAATGCAGCGACAAATTTAATATGATTATGGGCGGCGGCCCACATAGGAAGAATTAAAAAGATCCAAGTGCTCTTGCCACATTCTCTAGGTGCAATAAATGCATCTCTTCCAGTTTTAGGTTCTGTGGCTTTATTGATCCAAGTCTTTCCATATTCAGCTAAGTCCCAGTGAAATTCAGAGAGAGTTAGATTCCCGTTCATATCCGTCAAATGATGTGGCAAATATAGCAAAGCAAACAACATTGGATCATATTTAGTTAGTTCAATGCGACCTTCAGATATAGTAAATAGTTTTGGATCTATATCACCAATATGTTTTGATATAGTATTCATTTTTACTGTCCAAATTTATTTACAGTAGCAAAAATATTATATTTAAATATATTTGTCAATCGGGTGGTCTGCATAGAATTATAACAATTGTATAACAATTAATGGACAACCTTTAGATTAGATTTAATATTCTCTGATCTCATCTTGGCTTCATTAAGCATATCTACGATTGCTAAATCTGAGCCATCTTTAGATCTATTCTCATTGATGTTAGTAGACTTACCTTCAATTAGATTGATTGTCTGAATAGCTTTATGTATAGCATTTGATAATTTGGAGATATCATCTGATACCAGAGTATCTTCATATAATGCTTCTACTGATCTATCTATTACTGCCTGTGCCGCCAATACTTTCTCTTTATCCCCGTAAAATATATCCAATTGCTTTGCCATTACCGCCAATGTATTGGCTGTTGGCATATCTATATTTCTCTGTACATAAAACTTCTTAGCGGTATGATATGACTTAGGATACCCCAAATACCTCATAGCAGGCCCTATTCCCATTTCATTGGCGCATTCTATAAATTCGGCCACTTGTTCTTCATTAAATACTGGATATCCCATTACTTCCTCCAATTGTCGACATATCGATATGTCTGTTTATGCATAATTTGCTTGCTTTACGCATACGTTTATGGTATTTTCTATACATATACTATAACAGTATGTATTACTTTGGATCATTTTCTTTGATCTTCTTCTTCCAATGGGGATTCTTTTCCCATTTCTTCTTCTTGTCAGCTTTTCTAGCCATCTTATCCAAGTTAGTCTCTCGTCTAATTCCATGTTTATTGGTATCTATTACTACTCTAGGATTAGTCTTTTGAGTCATTCCGCCTCACTTTGTTCATGTTCATCGCCTAGGGTTCTATCTAAGAATCTCTTTAATGGAGGACTACACATAAAGCCAAAGTTAAACTCTTCGCTTCTCTCATTGTTAAATATCTCTAATGTCATTACAACCATACCATCAGCTCTATAATAGACATCTTTGGCATATGGATATAGCCTGAACTCTGCAGTTCCTCTATTAGTCATTAAATCTCTCAAATCCACTAGGTATTCCGTCCTTGCATTCTATGTCTAAGTATACTGTATAAAAGAAAAAACCCCAACAAAGGCGGACCTGTTGGGGTTAATCCTATAGGGTTTTACTATATGGCAAGATATAGTAGTAATATTCTAATTGAATCTTCTTCTTTTGTCAAGTCCTTCTGATCGTTTATTTCTGATATCGTTCATTGTATTTGTTGTCATATTTGGATACCACCAAGAAGGATTTCTTTTAAGGCTTCTAGCCTGGTTCTCTTCCAACCATTTATCTATTACAGCGTCTAGTTCTTTTCCAGCCACCGCCATCATATTCTCTACCTTATGGAAATGCCAAAAGCTTCGTTGCACTTTGTTTTCTTTTAGGGTAACTCCAGTAGGATCAAAATTCTTTCTTCCCATTTTTAGCCTTTCTTGTAGATATATTGACTCTTCTTCTCCAGCAAGGTTTGCAGTAGATATTATGTTTATCTGGACTTATTGATCTTTTACCAAATTGGCTTATAGGCTTATCATGGCCACAATCTCTACAGGTCTTAGACATTCTGTCATACTTGCTGTGTGCGGCCTTCATAGAGGCATTGTAGGCCTTGTAATAGGCACTCTGGCATGGCTTGCAGTAGCTAGATCTGCCATCTCCATATTTTCTATTAGAAACACTGTAATCAATTATTGGTTTCTCTATAAAACACATAGCACATTTCTTCATCGTCTCTTAGTCCAATCGTTATTTAGTTTAGTCTTTAATCTATGGCAATTAGCACAGATAGTTTGTAAGTTAGATTTATCATTATTTGCAGGGTTACCATCAATATGATCTACATCTAATTGTATAGGATCTTTGGCTATAAAGCTACATAGGACACAACAGGTTCCCTTGTCTCTCCTGCCAAATTTATGACAGCTACTGCATTCTTTTCTATATAATACGGTGCCACCTTTTGATTTACCTTTATTCATGGCTAAGTTGCCACATTTACAAATTGGTCTAGTCATTGCTTTTCATCCACCCTAATTCTTTTGTAGCCGTTCCACAGTCTGGGCACGGGTTATTGTAGCCTGCAAATTTGTCGCAGAAATTGCAGAAGTATATCTTGCCCTCTACCATGACAACATCTCGTCAGCCTGGGCGGGGGTCAGTTCTTTCTTATATTCCAAGGGGTCTGGATTATTTATATCCAAGAAGATTAAAGGTTTGTCAAAACCTTTGTTCTTTTCATTATTACTTTCATTATTAACTTCATTATTATATTCATTATTTGTTTCTATCTGAGAGTATACTCTTTGCTCTACAATATCAGAGTCTATGTGATGTAGTGATATAGGTATGCTATGAGGAATAAGAGGCTTATACAGGTTAGAGTTGTCTATGCGTCTCCAGACTTCTAGGTATCCCGCCAAAGCTAATTCCCTCTTAGCCTTTACAATTGTAGAAATAGCAAGGCCTGTGGCCTTAGATAGAGTCTTATTGCTTGGCCAGCACATTGCTTCTTGAGACCAGTTATAGTATGATCCTATAGCTAGCCCAGTAATTCTGGCTGGTGTGCTTAATTTGGAGGCAAATATAGCCTCGTGGTAATCCATGACTTTCATAGATGTTATCCCCTTTCTGGTGAGATAACCTAATTATATAATGCTATATTTTATATGTCAAGCCCTATTTAGAGTTCTTGAGCAGGTGGAGAAATATCTCCTGTTGCCTGTCTTCAAGCCTAGAAATTTGGTCTTTTATTGATGAGCCTGAGTTGGGTCTAAGCTCATTTAGGTAATGTTTAACTAACCATCTAACCATTCCTACCATCTGTAATTGAATAAATATAAGTCCGCCTACTATTGATAAGGTTAATTCTATTCCGTTCATGAATCTAGTCCTACTATCTTCCAATTCCCGCTTGCTACTGCATCTGCTAATGCAAATGGGCCAGGGATTTCTGCTTGAGCAGTTATAAGTTCTGTATTTTCTTCAGCTGTTTTAATTATAATTTCTATTGCTTCTGGATGGTTAGACTTCCATTGTATTTCCCCGCTTGCGCTAATGTTAACCTCGCCTTGAAAGTCAACATCAACATCAACGGTAACTAAGCCATATGCTTCATCTATCATTGTATTAACTAAAGACTCTTGTCCAGGGTTTCCAGGCATGTCTTTAATTACTTCTGCAACAAACTTAATGCATTTGTCTGTTATGTCAAAAGTTGGCATTAAATATTTCCAGAAATTATAGTGGCACGATATTTATAGCCAGATTTTATTCCCATCGGTCCAAGAATTGGAGCGGTCTGAAATATCTTCCACTGTCCGTCTGCGTATATCTCATCATCGTTTACATCAGTTATATTTCTAATATATCCGTTAAGCTGCATTTTAGTTTCGCTTTCAATAACAAGATCACCAAGCAAGTTTACAGACAAAGCCATAGAGACTTCTGTTGGAATAGTTGTATACACTCTGGAAGTTACTAGGCCATCGGCTGATGTTACCGTTGTATATCCATAGTAATCTCCACGGTATAAATATTGTTTGGTGGTATTTGCTTTCATTAGTTATTCCTAAAATCCGTTCTACGTGGAAGCTGGAATATTTTTCCAGTTCTAAGGCTGCGTGGTCTTTTAAATGAAAGGCCCTTAGCTGCCATATATGCAAGTGGTGCAATCCATGGTGAGGACATTGCTGTATTAAAATTCTGTACAGAATCTCCAGAACCAACAGAGGTTGATGCTATTTGAGAATAAACTACATCCTCATTATCTAGCATGTATGCTGCTTGGTATGCCGTCATTTTATCTAGAAGCAAGAAGTCAGATGCATTTTCAACATCAACTTCATCTTTGCCTATAAATATTTCAATTATTCCTTGTGCTCTAAGAATAAGATCAAGGGCTACATCTTTATTTGTGTAGGTTTTTACGCTGCTAATTGTGCTAAACATTATCTGTTTCTCCCTCCTAATTTACGTACTCTTAAAGTATGAGTTGATGTAAAGTCTAATCTTCCAGTTCCGCTTAATTTAAGCTGAAACACATAGTCTCCAGGATATTCAAAAAGGCTTTTTGTAGTAGGCCATCTAAATATAATGATTCCTATTGCTTTATTGCTTGTGTCTAAGACTGATCCCGTAATATCAATCTCTTCGTTATTGCTACCTATTAAAACCGCTTCTATTGTTGTATAAAGAGAGAGGTTCATATCAGCACCGCTCTGATCTTTAACTTGAATAGATAGAGGTCTGGCAGGTATTTGGTCTATCCAGTATTGACTAATCATTTGATTGCGTCCTCTCTTATATATAGTA